GGCAGGGATCTCTTAATAGATTCTTTGCTCACTCTGGGTTAATCGAGGAAAAGAAACCCGCCTTAAGTAAGATAAGAGCGATCTGGGAGAAAGTTGAAGAATATATGTACCCAGAATACGATGAACTCCATGCTCTTGAAATGGAAGTTAAGAAGATAAACGCAGTTAGACTGCGGAATGGGATGAATAAATTGTCTCCTTCCCGTGATCCATTCATAATAGCAACAGCGGAAAAGTTATCACATCAAAAGATTGCCCAAACTTTAATTAACGATAGGATTATTAATCACAATGCGGAAGAGTTGTTTGTGGTTAAAGATAAGGGGGACACTAGCCTAGTTGTTGGGAGCAAGGTTACCCAAAGAGAACTTGACGAAGCTAAACATGAAGGGGGAAGGCCTGCTGTAGCCACAAGGATGAAAACATTGGTTGAGTCTTTTGCTGATATAAAGAAAGACGAAATGAATGGATTTGTTATTTATGGAATTGCGTTAAGAGCTAAAAAGATGCATGAGCGTGGGATGGCTAGTGGGATGGATGAAGTAGATATTGAATGGACTTTGGAAAACAAGGAGCATCTTGGTTACCGAAAAGAATGGGATCAGGCATGGAAGGATATTACTGAATGGCATGGGGTGCTACTAGATTGGTTGGTTGATGCAGGCAGGTTATCCCAAGAGATGAAGGAGCTATTCCAAAAAGCTAATCCTGTTTATCTTCCATTCAAAAGAGCGTCTATAGACGATGCTTTAAACCACGGGTTCGGTGGGGATGTTATGACTCCATCTTCCTTGAAGGCGATGAAGGGTAGTTATAGGGAATTATTAAACCCATTTGAAGCAATGGAGGAAAATGCCACGGCTATGATTGCTCTGGCAATTAAGTCTAGGATAATGACTGCTATTGCAGATGTTGCCCCAGAACACGGTATGGGTGATCTAATTACTAAAGTTCAAGGCAAGGCTAGAGTTATGAACACCCAGGTTGGACCACTCAAAAAACAAATGAAAGATTTAGTTATTGAGGGGACCGAGGAGGGGTTTGAAGATATTGGAGCCGATGATATTGAAGCCTTAATTGACTCTATAGATGATGCGGAGATTCTGAAAGTATTTTACCGTGATATGAATTACAAGGGGAATAAAGAAAACCCAGTAGTCCCTGTTTTTAGAAATGGGAAAATAACTCTATACGAAGTTAATAAAGAGCTTTATCAAGTAATCCAAGAAACGACAAAATTTGAAACAGATGTAGTAATGCTCAAATTTATCCTAAAGCTATTCAGACCATTTGCGAGTCTGGCTCGGATTGGTTGGACAGGGCTTAATCTTAAATTCAACCTCTGGACAAACCCAATGAGGGATATCCCATTGGCGGCTATTTACACGAAGGGTAATGCGACACCATTTAGATTTATCAATGGAGTACGCAAGGCTTTCACTAATTGGGCTAAAGATGAGTTATTGAATATTAAGGGCAGTGAATGGAGCATGAGTAGAAGATACACCGCAGGAGGTGGTAACGTAGCAACGATCAACGGGATGGAGCAAAGTTTATGGCAGGCACAAATTGGGCAACTTAATTTCCAGAGAAAGGGTGTCAATAAAACCTTAATGTTTCTTTCACATCCAATAAAGGGAGTGAGTTCTTTTCTGGGTGGTATCCACGGGTTTTTATCAGCAACAGAGCTTGGCCCAAGAATAGCGGAATTTGAGGGGGTGTATCACAAGACTCGACAAGCACAGGAGAGGGCTGAAGATAAGAGAAAGCAAGGGAAGCCGTTAACGAAAAAAGAATCAGAGTATTTGAATTGGACTGAAGAAGATCATTATTTAAACGCTAAAGTGGCGGCCAAAGATATTACTTTTAATTTCACTAAAACTGGTAGGTATGGAAAACTGATTAATCAGGCATGGCCCTTCCACAACGCAACAATGCAAGGTCCCAACAAAGCAGTTCGTGCCTTTAAGGAGCATCCAGTAAAATTCCTCATACGGTCTTTCTGGTATATTACCGCTCCTGCAATGCTAAGTTGGTATTTAAGTAAAGATGAAGAGTGGTATAAAAACATTGACCACTCTTATAATGATTTAAATCTTTTTTTTAGTGCAGATCATTTCCCAGGTTTAAGGGAATCTTTGAAGGCGATGGGGATTAATCCTAAAGACAAGATTGCAGTTATCCCAATTCCACATGAAACTGGAATATTATTCGGGTCAATACCAAGAGCTGCGTTAGATGAAATATTTCTAAAAAGAAAAGGAGCTTTGTGGGAGTCACTTAAAGATGCATTTAAAATGATTGTTCCTGGTATTGCAAAACTTGAACCGCCTGCCATCATTGCTCCTTGGCGGCAAGTCCAAGCAAATGAATCTCATTTTGGCAGGCATATTACACCGCCATACATGAAGAACAGCTATAGGCCAAGACTCCCAGAGGATCAAGCTTTTCCTTGGACTTCAAGGTTAGCTAGGGTTATGTCGAGGGGGCTACAAAAAATATATAAAAAGACAGGGGAGGATGGGTTTAATCTTAATCCAATTGAAGTAGATCACTTATTCAAGCAATATACAGGTGGTCTGGCTACCCAGGGAATAACTTTTGTGGAAGATTCTATTTGGGGAACAAAGTCTGGCAGGAGTCCCTTGGCTATAACTTTGAGAATGCCACACCGACCAAATCGTCAAATAGCATTATTTTATCTTGAACTCAATGAATTAGAAGCTTTGAAGGGTGGGGATAAGGCTAGTGGCAAGCAAATAAGACGCTTAAAGGAAATGAAAAAATTCAAGAAAGATAAGTTGGATGATTTGAATAAAAGAAAGAGGAAAATCGGTATACCGATAGGAGATAAAGAGGTTAGCAAAGTGAATAACATAGACAAAAAAATGGGAAAAGAACTTAATCGCTTCCTTGGGGAGAAGTACAAGGACTTGAAAAGATGAAAAAAATAAAGCAAAGACAATCGAGGTTGGTAATTAAACGCATCAAAGCTAAGTCTGGCGCTGATGCTGTTGCCAAAAAATTTGGTGAGGACAAGGAATTTAGAACCCGTGTTATGCCAAATAAAAAAAAGGATTACGAAAATATCTTTTTTTGATGAGCAATACTTGGGGAAATTACTATGACAGGGGTGGGTTAATCTATATTTAGTTGGAAAGTGGATAAAAGATGCGAGGAATAACCGATAGAATTACAAAAGATGGGATTAGAGTGGTAAGGGTTCATTACTCCGCTGACGATGGGAAGTGTAACGAAACCTCCAGGGGGAAGGAATGGCTTCTTAGCGAACTGCGTGGTTACCCAGGGGGAGTGGGGGGCGCGAAGTGGAAGAGGGAAATGGAGATTGACTTTGAAGCTACTGGCGGTGAGTTGGTATTCCCTCAATTGGAAAGATCTAAAGAAAGAATTTTAATTGAACCCAATGTTAAAAAAATCCCAGATCATTGGAAGCTGTATGGGGGTTTCGATTATGCAGGAAGAGGAATGACGGCTTTTGTTGTTAATGCTTGGGATAAAAAACAAGATGACTATTATTGCATTCACGAATTTTACAGGAAGAACTCTGGCTACATACAGACGGCTGAACATATAAAGAACTGCGAGTATTATAGTAAATTAGAATGGATCGTAGCTGACCCCTCCATGTGGACAAGAACCCAAGAAAGATCTGGGCAGACTGATCTGGTTTCAATGGCTCAACTTTTTTCCGAGGTTGGGGTACATTTTGTTAAAGGAGTAAGAGGTGGTGATACGGAATTTGCTGAACTTGCGAATAGTAAGTTTTGGGGAATGCTCGATCACGGTGAACTTGGTAAGGGCAAGTCTGCTAACATTTCCAAGACTCAACCTAAGTGGAGGATCTGGAAGACCTGCCCTAATCTATGGTGGGAATTGACTAAGTGGAGATATAACGAATGGGCTAATTCAACTGGTGTTAATAAAAATCCAAAAGAAACCATGATGGATAAAGATAACCACTTGATCGATGCCAACAAATACCTATTTAAAATGATTAGTTCAAATTGGATGGCAGATCGAGTGGATACATTCGATATGACCGCTCATGTGATAAATTGAGGGATTTAGGGGAAAAACTTGTCCCCAGGATTGCCTGTAAGGGGTTAACTATAGGAAGGTAATACCATGGGTTGGCTCACATTGTAGGCTCTAATATGGGTTCTGGTGAGTAGACCTACACTTAAACGCTTTAAAATGAGGTAGTTAAGAAAATGAAAAAAAATAGCAAGCCTAAGAAGGAAGTTGTAAAGAAACCAAAGGAAACGCAAGTGAGCGTAACCAATTCATCAAGAAATTGTAGCCACAAGGGTTATGTCTAAAAAAGATAAGATTGCTAATACTAACGCAGGAATTTCCATTTGGTATGAAAATGAATATCACCCATGCACTAGTATTACTGCTAGCTTGTTTCTGGGAAACGATGACCATCCAACAGCCTATTGTCTGGTGGGTGCAAAATTACCGAATACAAGAATTAAACTAGAAGACGGGACGGAACGAACATCTAATGAAGCTGAATATCATTTAATAGATGAGTTTAGTAGCAAGCTTTCTTACGATATGCTCGGGGAGCTAAAGAAATTTCTAACAGGTTTAAGGGTTGAGCGAGTAATCATTGTTTCGTCAGACGAGGACTTGAGGGTAAGGGTTCGCAAAGATCTCGATATGAAATGTGTTTTCCAGGACGAAAGGAAACGTAATAATTATTCTATTATTTTAAGGGAATGGTTTGCAAGGAAGAAGCCTATGGCAGGGACTCCAGTACTAAAATTATGGAGTGACTGCCGTGAGGCAATCAAGTCTAACTACCTGCCTGCAAGAGATTGCACGGTCAGGCTATTAGAGTGGTTTGACTCAAGAAGTAGAACGGTTAGACCTCTCCCACTTCAACGAAGAACTCACACAACAGGTTATGGCTAAAAAGAAAGAAGGAGGAGAGAAGAAAACTACCGAGCAGATGCAGGATGCTTTTGTTAATTTATACATTCAAAACAAATGTCCTACTTCTAATAATAAGATTAAAGACCTTTTGGTCAGATCTGGTTACTCGACTAAGACTGTTGATAAGACAGCCAAAAATTTGCTTACGACTGATAAGTTTAAGAAGAAGTTGGAAGTCAGGCGAATGGAATTGGCAGAAAAATATAATGTGTCTGCCGAAAGAGTCACAGAAGAGTATGCCAAAATTGCTTTTCTAGATCCCAAAGATTATTTTCAGTACGATCAGGAAGAAGGAATCACCGTGAGTGAGTCTGCGAATGTTGACTTAGCCCCCGTTCACAAAATTAAAGAGTTGCGATCAGGAAGAGGTAGGAATGGTAAGAACCTGATCGAACTTGAATTTTACAATAAGATTGATGCACTAAAAAGTATACGGGAGATGATGGGGTATGATCAGCCAACAAAAAGTATCACCGGTATTGCAGAACTCACAGCAGGAGGGGGGATTGATAGAGAATCGATTAAATCAGCTATCCTCCAACGAATTACAGGAAATACATCAACTGACATTACTGGAATCGTTTCTTGAACATCCCAATAACTTCATCTTTTCTGGTTTACTTTTAACTAAAGATGAGAGGGATACTGAAAATCCTGTTAAGGCATTCCCAGAAAAAGATTATCTCAAGTATGTGATAAGTGCAGCCCATGAATCAAAACGAATCATGGTTCCGAAGTCCAGGCAGATACATATGAGTTGGCTCATGTGTGCTTACGCCCTTTGGACTGCCTTGTTTCACCCCCACTCAAATATATTTTTCCAAAGTAAAAAAGAAGAAGATGCCTCGATGATGGTTTTTAATAAACGTCCTCATAATGCGAGGATCTCATTCATCTATGAGCATCTTCCTGCGTGGCTTAAAAATCTGGTCACCGCTGAAGGCACATACTCGAAAATGAATTTCAGTAATGGCTCTTTGATATGGGGGATACCAGAAGGAGGGAACATCATCCGCTCTCACACAGCAACGCTGTTTATTAGTGATGAGTGTGCTTTTCAGCCAGAGTTTGAAAACGCTTATACATCTTCCGCTCCAATGGCTAAAAAGATTATTGGAATCAGTTCCGCAGCTCCCGGTTATTTTGCAGATCTGGTTACGGAGGTTATTTAGACCAGTAACCATAAACGCAACGTGTACCTTCTCTCGATGGATTATAAAGATCGTTAATAACTCCATCGATCATAGTAGTGTAGTGCTTTGAAACATTAACAACGAGCCTGCCTTTTGGCAGCTCATCAGGTCTTAAGTGTACTTTGCAACCAGAGCCTATCTGCATTGTTGGAGTCCACTTAAAACCGATTGAAGCCATATAGTCCTTGAACCATTTTCGCCTTACGTTAATACCATCTCTGGCAGTTCGACTACGCTTCTTTGTATCACGTTTGGATTTACGTTGAGTGAAATTGCCATGAGCCATAGCATCATAAACTTCTTGATAAGGAAGTTCACTTGCGATTGCAATTGCCCTGGTAACGCAATCACCAGTTGCACCTTTGTACCCTGCTTCTTTGCGACCCCCATCGTTTTCCTTGAAAGGAATGTAAGTGATGGTTGGTATACCAAATTGATTAACTCCGAATGTTGATTGATGCATAATAGTACCTCCTACAGTTGAATGAATAATTTTTTAACTTACAATGTGATTATAGCATTTTGGGTTTTTCAAAAAGTCCGGCTCGACCAGTGCTGGCAAGGGAATTAGCTGTTTCACGTTCTGAAATGCATGAAAAACTTTTTTTAAAAAAAAGCTTGACACCAAAACTAGGGAGCAAGCGGGGCAAGTAGAATATTTTTTAAACCAAAAACATTTATCCAACGCTTTTAAATGAGGTATGCGTATGACAACTGAAGTGGAAGATTGGGAGGAAATTAATTTCTTCAGCAAAGAAGAATTTCTCTGCAAATGTCAGAATTGTGATAGTAAAAGGGGGGTTAGTTTTGTCTTGGTACAGATCCTAGATCTGATGAGAGCCTACCTAGATTTCCCAATGAAGGTCACAAGCGGATATCGTTGCCCGATGCATCCGCTCTCTAAAAATTCTACAAGTTCTCATGCCAGGGGGTTGGCGGTAGATATTTATTGCAAAAATTCTGCGAATCGACATGAGATGCTTGAGTATGTACTAAGGCGAGGTTTGTTTCACAGGATAGGCGTGGCTTCTGATTTCTTGCATTTTGATATAGATAACGACAAGGTCCAACGTGTAATATGGACATACTGAAAAAAAGACTGCCTGCTGTTGAGTGTGGATCTCAACTTCCATAGCACGACCCCTCGAATCATGGATTGCAGGCAGTCTCTTGTTCCTGGCGTGTGGTTATTTTTTAGCCCCTGAAATGTAAGTCATCGTTCCCATCGTCTATATGACGAATGATAAATTGCTTTAAATCATAGTAGGCTTCTTTCTGTTTCATTAGCTCCTTTGTTAGAGAATGAATCAAACCAGAGAGATGACCTGTATGCTCGGTTAGGTTTGCAACATGAAGGGCAAGCTTTCTCACATCACAATCTTCTATAAACTTATTCTTGCTATTACTTGGCAAGCTTTTCGGTAACTTGTTTTCGGGGTGATCTTTGTTGCTTGGCATATTTAGTTTCCTATTCGGTCATTTCTTTCAATTTTCTAATCGTTTCTTTCATGTTTTTGAAATT